AAATCCCCCGCCGTAAAAGACGGGGGATTTTTTCTACCTATATAGCTTCCGCATGACGCTGTTGTAGACGCGCTCGTTAACAACTTTTAAGCTGTCCATCAGTTCATCCATGATCGCCCACGCCACACTTGGCTCAACAGATGATACGGCCTGTAAGAAGTCGCTATCTCCGAAAACTTCAACTGGTGCAGGAGCGGCGGAGTACAGCTGTGCCTCTGGCCTATCGTTTTTGTCGTTTTGCTGGTTAATCACCGTATACAGAACGGCAAGGCGCTCATAGTTTGTCCAGCTTGAATCTTCGGTTTCTAACCGCGCTATCCACCTTTTGATCTCGGTCTCATCAATCACGGGGCGTTTACCCCCTTTCGTCCTCCATTGCGTCCATGCAACGCTGAATGGCGCTTCGGATGGTGTCATCGTCTGCGCTATCCAGCATGTCCTGCAACTGCCGCCTCATCCCGTCGCGTGCGCTGTCGCGGCTGTAATGACCCCGGACGTAATGCTTTCGGCCTCGTGCATAGGAGTTACCGCCTCCGTACTCATCGTGCGGATACCGACGCGGCTGATACCCGGCTCTGGAATATCCGCCATCTTCCATTGCCTCGATTTTATCCAGATTTTTAATGGTGCTTGCCAGTTTGTGCGCGATATCCAGATCACCCGCGCCAAGCTCACCTTTTCTGGCAATTTCGTCCAGCTCATCGCACAGCATATCGCGCAGCTCATACATAGATTTCATGCTCATGCTTTACCTCCTTTCAGCAGACGCGCTCCACGATCATATTGCTGTTGGCAAAGCTGATCGCCTGAGCGCTGGTGTTCTCCATCGCCACCGTTACGCAGCAGCCCTTTGGCACGTCCACGTTGGCGGCGACGAAGATATTAAAGTAATTCTCTACGGCGGCGGGTGTAACCGTCGCCACGGCGCTGGTCAGCGGTTCCCCGTTGATAGCCAGCGCAGCGGTGATCGCTCCTACCGTGCCGCCGGTGGGGACGGAAATGTTTCCGCCGAAGGACACGCGGAAACGCGCCTTGCACTGGTTTGTCAAGCCGCGCAGGAACACCTGCCCGCTACCCTCGCGGTGTACGATACAGGACTTGCCCGCAACGGCGGTCTCCGTCAGCGGCACATTCTGTCCGGCAGGTACGGTAACAATGTTGGTATTTACGTATTCAGCCAAAATACTCACTCCTTTCAAAATGCAGACGGCGGAGCTATTGCCCCGCCGCCTTTTAATATCAGCCCGGAGCTGAACAATTCCCATGCCGGGAATAGATCCCTATGCAGTTGTCAGCAGCCGGAGCAGCCGGTGTAGCTGCCAGCCCACGGGTTGCAGGATGCATACGCCGGGATGGGCGTAGGCCGCAGCTGGGAGATCAGGTAGTTGTTCTGCGCCGCCTGAGACGCCGCCAGACGCAGCTCCTGATTTGCGCTCTCCAGATCGCGCATCTTGGAGTTGGTCAGGAAGTCCAGAATGGCGCGGCTGTTGGCGTTCTGATTCTCCACGATGTCGCGGGTGGCGTTCTGCACGGTGTTCCGCGTGTCACACGCCTGCGTCGCCATATCATACCGCACGCCCTCGATGCTGCGCTGGGTGTTGCAGCCATTATGTTGTCGTAAAGGCTCTTTATCCTTTACTTCTCACGGTTTCCTCGTGAGTTCAGACTATATCTTCACCCTCCGTTACGGTAGGGGTCGGGCACTCGTGTCAGGATTATTGGTTTCCGTCCTCACCTGTTAGTCGTTGAACCTTCCGGGATACTTTTATCGGAATTCTCCCGGCTTGGCTGCTGATTGTCATATTTGCAAATGTACTTTGTGTTTTTTCTTGTCCCGTTCAAATATGGTGTAAGATACCCGGGCTTAAAACCAAGTGCTTTTTCTGCCGCTGCTTTTGATTCGTACCAAACTCCATTTACGATGATCGGCTTTCTGTTTTTCCATCCAGAGTTATGCTTTTCAAATGTCAGGTCTCTTGTCTCATCTTCGTATCGGCATTGAATGCCATCTGGAGAAAACCCCTTTTGCGCCCAATGAAACACAGATGAATTTGAAACATTAAGCATTCGTGCTATATCTATTGCACTCTCGTATCGTTTCCCATCATAAATGATTGCACGGCAACCGCCTTTGTTATATCTTCCCATAGAAGGTTGAATTTGTGGTTCATCTTTGTATCGGCAAAGTTCTCCGTTGGAGTTTATCCCCTTTTTACACCAGCGTTTGATGGTTTCGTACGCAACATTGTATTGCTCCATAGCAGATTTTACAGAAGTGTACTCTGCCCCGCCGATAATAACTGGACGAGACTTAGCCCTTGCTACAGCATTAGAAACCTTTTTGTCCTTCATCGGATTTTGCGTTTTCATTCTTTGGCGTTGTATTTCAGACTTCATAACATTTTTGGCGGAATACTCGTTTCGTCTTTCTTTATCCCACCACGAAGTTGTGCCGCCTGCTCCGCCCTCGTAAATATTGCAAACGCATTGGCCGATTGCTTTTAATTCCGCAACTCGTTCATGTTCGTAAGAAAAAGCATCTTTCTCTTCCTCAAATTCTTTTATAATTCTGCTGTCACACTCTTGCCTTTTTATAAAATCATTGAAAAATTTATTATGCTTTTTTACCTTAAACCTTCTGCCAGTTCCTTTTCCGACATAAAAGATTTCATCGGTTTCAATAACAAACCACTCATAAACATAGTACATATAATCTACCTCCGCAATTTATATAATGATTATACATTATATTTTTGCGAAAGTAAACTGCAAACTTAGATTTTCCAGCAATTCACCCGATTGCCAGCGCGGATTACGCCGCGCAAGTGCCTACTGCTTTATAACTATCAAAGGACAGCAAGGACTTTAAGCCGTCTTTGACCTTTGTAAAGAGTTTCTTTAAGCACTCCTGCGCCTGCATCTGCATGGCGTTGAGCTGCTGCATCAGCGCCGCCTGCTGGTTGGCGCGAGAGAGCTCGGCGGTTTGGAAACCGTTGTTCATATTTTGGTTGACACCGGAAAAACCGTTCAGCAACGTGGTGTTTACGGCATAGAAGCCATCGCACAGCCCACCGTTGATGAGATCCATCTTGCGCTCAATGTTGGAGAAGTCGGAGGCCAGCACATAGCCGTCCACTACACCGCCAGAATTGCCGTTGTTGCCCCAGCCATTGCCGCCCCAGCCGCAGAACGCAAACAGAAACAGGATGATGAGAAACCATGCGTTGTCGCCGCCGAAACCAAATCCGTTACCGCCGCCATTGGCAGGGGGCACAGGCATAGTCATGGTGGGCATACCATCGGAAAGAGACATAGTATCACTCCTTTTTGTAGATGTAATTTATCTGAATCGTGGCCACGATAAAGAAACAAGTTACGTTTTGTCTTATGTTTTGTCTTATGTTTTTGCTTAAATCTTGCTTAGACTTTGCTTATTCCATCAGACTTTGAAACTGTTTTGCCATCTGCTGGAGCTGGTTGAGCTGCTGCTGGCTCAATTTCCCGCTTTGCAGCAGCTTCTCCACCTCCGCCTTGGGGTCGCCCTGAAAATTCGCCTTGAACTGTTTGAACTGCTGCACCATCTGCATAAAGCCGTTGCCGCCGCCCATTGGACCGAAAAACGGATTATTCATCGTCATCTTCCTCCTCTGCCACTTTGCGTTTCTTCTTGCCCTTCATTTCACTCACAAGCACCGCCAGCGCGTCGAACTCCTTACGGGTCACATATTCCGCAGCGGGCGCTTTCTGCGCGTCAGGGGCGCTTGCAAGCCGTTCTACAAGGTCGTATATTTTGAGCGTCGGCTTGCCGCTTGCGTCGGCCTGTTTCAGGTACACCGTGGGAGCCGTAGAATCCCACAGCGCCACCGCCGCATTGGGCGCGACCATCCAGCTTCTTGCCTCCTGTTCGCCGGATACCCACTGCACGCCGCTCTGCGGCAGAGGATTTTGCGGCATCGGCGGAATGGCCTGCATCTGCTGCTGCCTCAGCTGGGCGAGGTTGTCCTGCATCGGCGGCATATAGGGGTTTCCGTAGTAGGGGTAGTTCATGCTTCATCCGTCCTTTCCCAGTAATACAAAACTGTTTCGTTGCTGCTGTCCCAGCTGTCGTATAAAACACCATCTTGTACACACACGACATGACCGGAGAGCGCGAGAATATACGTACCAAATGGGTGCTCATCGGCAAAACGTTCAACTGTGTAACAATCCGGGCAGGTATCCGGCACGATGTACCGTCGGAAACCTACCGACCGGAGATAAGCGCCCCAGCAGGAGTTAGCCGACGGCATATCCCCGTCAAGATATCCCTGCACGCAAAGCCGGAGGTACGTATCCCCCCAGTCCTTGCCAGTTGCTTTTGATATGGCTCTGACGGTACAATCTCCTACGTTTTTACCACGCGGATTTTCATTGTAATAGCTATACATATTCGCGCCTATCGTCGTGCAAAAGCTCTACAATGCGCACAAGGGAAAGCAATCCAGCGGCGTCATCTCCGTATTGGTTGCATATATCACGTGCCATATCCGCCGTATACCCACACGTCAACAGCCGCTCCATTACGCTCATTTCGCCACCCCCTTGTATATCTCATAAAATACAGCAAAAAAGGCCCAACAAAGCGCCTGAAAAAGGTCTTTGTTGGGTCTTTACTTTATGAGTTTTTGATATGGTCGGCAATCTTTTGGTAACCGTTGCGGCGGCGTTTCTTGACATACTCGACCGAAGAAAACAGTTTGTTTGCCACCTGCTGTCGGGATTGTTGCTTGACGTCGCACGCAATGATGCAAAACGCTTCGTCTCCCGGAAGCTCAAGCGCGGAGATGTAATCAATGGCACGTTGCGGGGACATGCTGCGCAGTCTTGCGCGGATGTCTCGGTAAGTTGTATTCATGGCGATCATATCCGCCGTGGACTTGCGGAGCTTTGGCGGAAACAGGGGGTCGGCGCATCGTTGCCCCGGTTTCGTCCAGATTTTTAAGCCCGTTACTGTGACGCGCTCTACTTCACCCGTTCCCACGTGCCCTTGTCGCCGTCCACGCCGTACAGGAGGATGTTGCCCAGCACGGCAGGCTCTGTCGGCTCCACCGGCTTCTGCGGCTCCACATACGGGATGCCGAACCACTCGCACAGGCCCTTGGCCGCGCTCTCGGCAATCTCCACCATGTGGGTGTGAAACCATGTGGCGTCATCCATGTTGTCGTGGAAAACGTGCTCCTCATAGTAGGATACGGCTTTCGGGACCCTTAGCTCATACCATTTTGTGCTGGCGTTCAGCTTCACCGTGCCGGGGTAAATCTGCCTCCGGTACTTCACCATGATCTGACCGAGCTTCCTACCCTTGCTGGAGTAGGTGTAGTACATGGGGTGGCAGCCCCGCGCCTTTCCGTTGGCGCTGGCATTGGTGTGGCTGACGTAATGCACGTCCGCGCCCCATGTGTTGCTCTCCGCCACGTTCTGCCGCATGATGGCGTCGCCGTTGTCACTGTTCATGGGGGTACGCCTATACCCACGCTTCGTCTCGATGCCGCAGCGGTTCAGGATCGGCTCTAAAATGTCGATGTACTCGTTGTTCTCCAATGCCTCATAGCACTGTTTTCCATCCGGTCGGGGAAACACACAGGGATTCGCCATGTGCATCGCCGGGGACAGGTATACCTTCGGCGCGGCCACTTACATGGCCTCCTCATCTACGCTGGACTTCTTGTAGCTGGCGCTGGAAATGCCCAGCAGTGCGCCCAGGAACACGGTGATGCAAGAGATAGTCCCCGCCACCTGCTCTATGTACGGCCAGCCCCAGATGCCGCCCAGCCCCACGTACAGGGCACTCAGCGCGGGCAGCACGATCATAACCACCCATTTTGTTACGTCATAAACCTTGTTGTTCAGTTTCATAGCAAATTCCTTTCCGGCGCATATGCGCCTGTCTTTTATTCCCCGCCTTTGATCAGAGACGCCGCGCAAAAGCCGATGCACGCACCGATCATAATGTATATGATTTCCATTATCCTACGCCTCACACAGCGACGTAGGTCTCTCCGGTGATCTCAGCATACTCCTCGACGGTGAGCTTGCCCTTGTCCACTGCGCTGCGCACCATGTCCTTCGTCCACAGCCCCATTTTGTACCACTTTTCAATGCGTTCTCTCATATCACACCTCCATCAGCGTGTCTGTCATCATGGCGGTATACGTCAACTGCGCCTCCACCCTGTCCAACTGCGTCGGCATGGCGACCGTCTCCACCGGGATTTCCTCCCCGTCCACAGCAGACACCACTTCCAGCCGCGTAAAGGCGGGGAGCAGTGTCTTTTCGCCATCCATGACCGCCTCGTGGTCGATCTGCCGCGTCTCGATCTCCACCCAGGGGAATTTCTCCGGCAGCGGCACCGCGTCGGTGTCCCAGTATGCCTGTCCTTCCTGCATATCTCCGCCGCACTGGAAGGTGCGGCTGCCGTCTGCGTTCTTTTCCAACTGCACAAACAATTCCATAACTGCGCCTCCTTACAGATTGATAATCAAGATGTTGACATCTGTTTCAAACGTTCCGCCGTTTTTAGCTACGATCCTCAGCTTCCCCGCGTAAGATGTAACACCCAGCACGGTATCTTGGAAGCCGCTGGAGGTTGCCGAGCCTCTGTACTGGGCGAAGCAGACAGACGTCGCCTTGATGACGCTGTTGCTGTACTCGAAAATACCATTTGCGAACTTCGCGTGGACATTGTAGATAGCGGCGATGTGCGCCGTGGACAGCAACCCGTGGTCGTTGTACCTCACCGTACCCGAAGGTATTTCGATCAGCCGACTGGTATAATCGGCGGTACTATTGTTGTAGTGAAAGTCGATGTAGCCGCCATTTCCGGCATTTGCGCCGGGGAAAAGCTCGATCACAGAAGGAGTTATCGCCTTCCCCGCATGATTGTGGTCGGTGTTCGACTTGCCCGCCAGCTTCGTGTCCATCTCGCTCTTCTTGTAATAGCTCGTATCGTGGTTATGGCTGGTTCTCGCCGCCCCCGAATCCTTTAGCGCGTAGTCAACATTTCCGACATTTAGGCTGTCAACGTAGTTTGTAGCCATATGCTATCCTCCGATCTTCAAAGTATTTCCCACCACGGTAATTGTGGGAGCGCCTATATCCTTCAAAATCTCGGCGGGGGTGCGTTTATAAACCCATCCGCTGCCGTCCAAAACCGCAATATACGGTGGTGTCTTGCCTAAATTGCTCGCTTCTGTTGCCTGCAGCCATGTTCCAGAAAAGTATTTACCATAAAGGTTTCCGGTCAGTGTGCCGCCCGTCAATGGCAGATACTTACCGCTGCCATCCTCCATAGTTCCGGTCACGCCGCCGATCACCACACCCTCCTTGATGTTCTCAGGCAAAAGGGTGGCAGGTTTTTGCACCGTCACCTTGCGCATGACCTTGCCGCTGGTGGGCTGGATGACCTGATCGCCGGAGGGCATAGACAGCTCCACCGCCCGCTCCTCGGTAGCGGGCACATCCAGAGTGCCCGTGATTTTCGCGCCGCTTTTGTCGTGGGCGGTGATGCCCTTGGCCAGCATCCCTTGGTACACGGTATCGCCCGACAGGTCAAGGACGGTTTTGCCGTTGACGGTCACCTTGTTTACATGCGGATCCGCCATAATATTACGCCCCGATCGTTAGCGTCTGCCCGCCTGCGGCGTTGTCTACATAGGCCACCGGGATGGCACCCACCGTTACCTGGGACAGACAGTTATAGGATGCGTCAGGGGCTACCACCTGCTCCGCGAATGTAGGCGTCACCGTCTTAGCCTGGGGCTTCATACCCTCGCTGCCGCTCATGGCGCCCGTTACGCCCAGGATGGTAATACCCTCGCGGATGTTCTTGGCGATGATCTTTGCCTGCTCTGTAGCGTCAATCTGCACCGTGCCGCTGCCATCGTGGAAGCCGGTGGGGATGGTATACTTCTCGGACACGGCTGCAATCTTGCCAGCCACAGCGCCGTTGTCCGGCATGGTGCCGGTCAGCTTTGTGCCTCGTGCATAGGCTGTCTTGCCCTTCAGGATCTCCGCCACCGCCGCCGTGGCGTCAGAGGAATCCACATCCAGAGTGCTGGTGCCTACGATGGGCGCACCGGACTTGTCGTGGGCGGTGATACCCTTCTCCAGCTTGTCCGGGCTGATGGTGTCCTGGGACAAGTCCAGCTTTACCTCAGCTCCGACAACTACCTTGTTCACATACATATTTGCCATTTTTTTACTCCTCTCCGATAATAAGTGTTTTACCCCCGCTACCGTTGCTGACTTCAAGTTGCGGGATTTTGTGGACTAAAACATCTCTACCCATTAGCTTTCCTTCGGTGGGTAGGGTCTGCTCGGTGCTTACCTTTGAGACAACCTCATACTCCCCACCATAGGATGGTGTAGGTGGGATCTCCGCCAGCACCAGCGCGACGATCTCGGCCTTGTCAGCGGCGGTAAGAACGTAATCGGTGCCCGCCGCCTTTACCCCCGTATCCGTGTCCCCGATATACCAGTTGCCGTTGTCGCCAATATGGGGTGTGGTGCCGTCCTTGCCGGGAGCGCCGTCCTTGCCCGGGCTGCCCTCCAGCGTGGCAACGGCAATCAGATTCTCCCACGCTGCACCATCCGCGCTGTACTGGATATATCCACCGTCTACCCGCATCTTTACGCTGCCACTGCCCGAGCCTGTTCTTGCTGCTTCGTTGATGGCGGCTACAAGGTTCTCTTTGGCCGTCGTGGTCAGTTTGCCAAGATCTCCGATTTGACGCTTAATTTCGTCAAACCATGCCCTCGCGGGGTCTTCCGGCGGCTCGGTTGTCCCCGCCGCGCTTGCGGATGTGACCACCGCCGTACCCCATGTCTGGGACTTGGCGATGACGTCCCCGACGTAATAGATCAATTCGAGGCTGCCAAACCCTGCCGTCACCGTGTCTGCTGCCCGCACGATCCACACGAGGTCTGCGCCGTCAACGGCAGTGACGGCAGGATAAAAAACACCGCCCTGCGCGACCACCAGCTCAAAGTGGCCGTCGCCGTATAGCTTTTCATACTGCTCCACGATGCCCGCCCACACGACACGCACAGCGTTATTCTCGCCCTGTTTGCCGAGCGGAATGCGCATTGCATCGCGCACAATAACTGTCCTCACGGGACCACCTCCTTTTACGCACGGTCCAAAATCACCGTGGCGCTGTACTCCATCGTCCGGCTGTTGTACGCCGCCGACGCGTCCAATACCGCGTTGTAGCGACCCTGCTCTGTTTTTGTTTCCATTCAGTAATTTTTTCCTTTCTCCTCTGTGGATTGTTTTGCAGCGTTGGGTTACTTCCACCGGGCTTTTACAACATAGTAGTAGGCTCTATCGGATAGGCAGCTTCCGCACCTCCTCCATGACCCGCCGCGCGCTGCCGTTGCCGCCCATCTCCTCATACGGCTCGTATAGGTACACCTGCAAGTTCTCGTACTCGTCCTGCGTGACGTAGCCCCGCTCGATGTACACCATACCAAGGTGGATAATGCGGTCGTGGGCAAGCCCCACCAGCATCTTCCGCTCCGCCTCGTCCGCCTTGGAGCGCTTGGCCGTCAGCTCCATCCGCTTGAGGATCACCTTGCTTACCACGCCCCACAGCGCCGTGGAGGTCAGCAGCGCCACAATCAGCGGTACGCCTATGTTCTCCCATGCTTCCATCCGGTCACCTCCCATCAACGCGTTATCCGACCTGCCCTGCTGTGGATATTACAAGTTTTGTCCCACTAACAACCGCTGAAACAGAAGCGCTACTGGCCATTGCGGCATACTGTTGCGCCAACGATGCACTTTCTTCCGCGCTTGCTGCGCCGTTCACGGCAGCAGCAATTTGTCCGGCTATAATGTTGTAATAGTCGCTGCTGATAATCTCAGCGTCAGTGTAGGCGCTTGGCGATACATCAATAGAAAAGCAGAAGGTGGCGAGCTTTTCAGCGGCCTTGCCTGTTGCCGTGCCGTAGATGTCAATCTGCGCACGCACTGTGCCAGCCACTGTGAGCATCTGCGTTGCCACCGGCGCTGTGACAGTGTTGCCGGAAGCGGTAACTTTTGCGCCACCCTCTGTGGTGTCATACAGACCACCAGTGCCGTCAGGTTTGCCGAAACGCAACATAAAATAAGCGCCGGTAGGCACTGTGTACGGTGTTGCCCCGTCCCACAGTGCGGCAACGATGGTGCGTGAGTTACTGTCCCCCTGGATCATGTGCAGCCGTGGCGGAACTCCGTCCGATGACAGGTTGAGGACTACGCTGTGGTTTATATTCATGCTAATACCTCCTTAACCGTTGTTTACAGGCACAACGTTGGTAACATCCCCTCCGCCACCCGTTTTTGTCGCTGACCCAGCGCCGTCAAACTCAAATGTGCAGTACCAGTCATCGGACGAACACTGGTAAGTCCCGGAAAAACCAGCCGGGATATAGCAGCTCGCTTTCGCACCGCTGTTACCAGCCGCAAAAACCACATACCCGATAGTAGTTTGCTGGAATGGTGTCACATTCTGGCCATTCACCATCAGTGATTCGAAATCTCCGCTGCCGCCCTTCACAGCGCCGGTGGCGGTGACATTGACCGTTTCGATGGAATTTGCCTTTACGTTGGCAAAACCGGCAGACAGAACAATGTTTTCCGTGTCAGCGCCAGTAACGTTGTTATGGTATACGCGAAAAACCTTAATGAGATTATCGCCATCAGACGGATTGATGCTGAACCGCCAACTTGTCGTAAAGTTTACCGTGCGTTTACCTTCGAGGATTTGCGCAATTTGCACCTGATCAGTAACGCCGATGCGTCCATCACCATTGATATCCAACTTTTCGTAGTCTGATAGCGTGGGCGTAACCGTTCCGAGAATGATTTGGTTCACCCGTGTCTGATCTGCCTGTGTATAGTTGCTGGTGATGTAAGTAGCGCCTTGCGCGGAAGTTGAAATCTTTGTGTTGAAAAGCTCCATGTCGCCCGTGCTTAGATTCCACTTGCTTTTTCCATCCTGCGACTTGATAAGCACAGCCGTAAGCGTTCCAACGTCCATGAAATCAGCCACAATATGACCGTCCTGCGTGATTGCAGTTGCGTATGTGCCGTTGTACCCATTGCTGCTGAAACCAAAGCCGCCGATGTTGAAGCGCCACACCTTTTGAGCGGTTGCAATATCATCCGTGTCCATTATCAGCAGTTCGGTAGGCTTTCCGTTTCCATCGTACACAAACCTAACATTGCCGCCTGAAGCGCCAGTGATGTATTTTGTGGCATTCTCTACGGCTGATGTCTCACGCTGCCGGACTGCACTGTTCGGATCATAAAGCGCCGTCTGCAAGGATTTTACAGAGCCTTGTAAAGACGGGATCACGGTTGACAACGTGACCTTGTTTTTGCTTGCATCATTCGGATAGATGCAATACTCAACGATCCTGTGTGCAACTCTCGTGTTGACCTTCTTATCGAGCAGCCATACGGCTTTGTGCATCTGCAACCTCTGGAAGCTGAAATCACTGTCGATTGCAGCAACGTCCACAACATCGCACTCATAACTGACAGCCGGAACGGCGTTTGCATCCAGCGTGGCTTGTGCGTAGTCCTTCAGGGATTGCTTGTCCGTGAAACGTTCATCGCTGATTGCTACACCATAGATGATCCTGTTGGAATAGGTGTGGTTTTCAACGTAGTCCTTGCCATTATTGATGCTGGCAAAAGTCATCCCGTCTGCGCCCTTCGCCCGTAGACGTGTGCAGAAGGACGAACTGTCACCGGCAATGTCAAGCTGCCGAAGGTTCAATTCTTCCGCCAAGAAAGCGTATTGCGGCTTGTTATCAGCAGGGCAGAGGATCGTGACGGTCTTTGTCGCTGTGTCAAACATAGCGGTCACGCCGTTCCATGTATCTTCCACCTGTTCGATAATCTCCATCGGTGTCAAAGCGCCGGTGATTGTCCTCCGTGTTGTGATACCCGTGTTATCAACAAGCGTCCAACCAACAGAAGAAAGCGCAGCCGACAAGTGTCCGTGCGGCGTTGCGCTTGCATCGTAGTCCGTCTGAACAGAGCGCAGCGCATCAAGGTCAAGTTCGCAGGTGATGTTATCGCCATTAACAACCTTAACAAGATACTCTTGGTTCTGCGTTGTTTCGTGGATGCTCTGCTCATTCACAATCTTGATGTCATTGGGGACAGTGAAAGACAGCTCATTGTTTCCGTTGTATTTTTGCTTTATGCAATAGTCATCTACTGCAAGGATAGTTCCATCTGCAAGTATAAGCATTCTTTCACCCCATTACATAAAAATAGGATAGTATTCAACCGTTGCGCTTACAGTGCAGTTCACCGTATTTTGTCCGGGAGAAAGAACAGGGAAGCTAACAAAGTCTGTGTCGGCAATAAGCACGGCCAATCCGTTCTTTGTCAATTTCCCATTCAGCCCGTCAATGACAAGCACATCACCAACAGCGCACTTTGTAAATGTCACGCCAGCCATTGAAAAAGACCCGGCAGCAGCAACGGTAGCCGTGATCTTGTACGGCGTTTCCGGCACTGTGGAAAAGCACATCACGTTTGGCGTTTTCGCCGTAATTAGTTCCCCACGCTGATACCCGGAAAACTCCAGCGTAAAATCTATTACCCCGCGGCTGACCGCGTCCGCCTCGCCAGAATTCACGAGCACGGAAACGTACCGATTCCCGTTAGGCAGAACAATGTCCACATTTTCATCGATGCACATGGAAAGAATCATGGAACGAATGCCGTCTGCGGCGGCGGCGGTATCCGTTATAATACGCACCGGAATCTTTAAAGACTTTAGCCCGATTTTTGCCTTTGTCGCGACATACGCGGCACAACCGTTAGAACATACAGAACGATTTATAGGCGCGGAGGTAACAATATATCCAGTCTTTATATATGCTCCGTTTTTCGTCATTTCTTTACCGTTAATGTACCATTCAAGCATATTGTTACCCCCTCACAAGCTGGAGCTGTGTGCCCATATGCGGGGCGACGAAGCGAGCAAGTTCTTTGCCATTCGGAGCAACGACAGTTAAATGGATGCTATCATCTTTCCCCAAACGGCTGCTTGCTCCGGAATACTCACCAATGTACGCATTTGCTGTAATGCCTACTTCCGTAGCGTCAAACCTCATGCTGCTCTCAATGTCTTTTTTTACAGATGCAAATTTGTCCCCGAATCCGTCTCCAAGACCCTCCGCCATAAACCCGCCGATTCCCGCAAAAACCTTTGACGGCGAGTGGATGCCAAGAAAGTTTTTCACGCCATTGACAATTCCGGAAAAGAAACCAGTCACTTTATCTTTGATCCATCCGGCCATATTCTGGATACCTTGCCATAGGCCCTTGACAATTTCCTTACCGATATTCACAACGCTTCCCATTAGCGCGGAGATCCCGTTTACAATAGCGATGATGATTTGCGGAAGTTGTGAAACAAGGCTTGGGATTGTGCTGATGATTCCCATTGTAAGTTTTATCAGGATTTCTGCACCGGCGCTTGCGATTTTGGGGAGATTATTGGATATAAAATTTAGTATTCCGACGATAACTTGGGGAAGCCGCTCTATCATGGCCGGAATACCTTGAATAACGCCGTTTGCAAGAATTTCCAAAAGCTGACTTCCAGCCTCTAAAAGCTGCGGGCCAGCCGCAACAAAGCTGTTGTATACCTCCGTGACGATTTGCGGGACAGCCGCCGCAAGTTCAGGAAGGGCAGAAATCAGGCCGGTGATAAGGCCAACCAAAAGCTGCGCTCCGGCGCTCACCAGTGCCGGAAGCGAGGACGATATCAGCGCGGGTATTTCCGCCGCTAAGATGGGCGCGATTTTCTGGATTGCCGCGCCCATGCCGCTCAAAATCCGAGTAACACGCGGAATGATGTTTCCTGCCGCCGTCTCCACGCTGCTGACAAAATTGCCAATCAGCGTATCCAAGTCTGCGTTGTCGCTTGCAATACCGGTTATCAGGTTGCTCCATGCGCCTTTCATGGATGCAACAGAACCTTGAATTGTGTCTGCTGCTTCACTTGACGCATACCCTTGCATTCCGACCATTTCGATATAATCGACAAGGGCACTTTGACAATCCGCAAGGTTTTCAATCTGGTATTCTGTGGCGCGCCCGTTTGCGGCGTTCCATTCGTTCACCTTGTCAATGACTTCCTGAAATCCTTCTTTTGTTGGCGTGATGCCAATTTGCAGGTTGTCCAGCATGGTATAGTTGGACTTCATGATTCCATTGAACGCATTTTGCACAGCTTCCTGAGAATTGCCGGTCGCCGCTACCACATCAGCTTCCGCATTGACTATCCTATCGGCCAGTTCTGCCGCCGCCTGTTCATTTCCACCAAGCGCAGTTTTCAGCCCTGTGGCAAAGCCGTTTACCTGTTGCAAATAGTCATTCTGGCTCATTTGAACGGTGCTGTATGCGTTCTTTGCCTTGTCTGCGATATAGGCATAGGCGTCGCCAAACATAAGCTGTGCGCCACCCACTAATTGCTCATACTCGGCATATTGGTCAATGGACGCTTTGGTCAGCGCCGCTACGCCAGTAGCCGCAGCTGTCACGGCCGCAGCGCCCACCTTTGCCGCAGTCGCAAGGTTACCTTTCAGTTTCCCGGCAAGCGTTTCCGCTTTGCTGCTCGTTTCCGAAAAGCCTTTGTCTACATCTCCGGTGTCGACGCTGATTTTGACAAATAAATCAAGTAGATTCATGCTTCACCACCAATCCGCACCGCGCAACCACATCGGCGGTAATCTCTTCGCAAGTCCTGTTGTCCTGTTTCTTCGGTTTAACAATGTCGGCATATCGCGCTTTGATATAGTTCCCGCCGGCGAACCGCGCCGTGGTTTCACTCACAATGCGCAGCGTGTCCGACATATAGATGTGATAAGCGTCAGTTTTTACTTTTTCATTCACCCGCGCCGTGCAGTAGCGCAGAAACGGCCTTACTCGTCTGCTTCCTCGGTATTCTCCTGCGCAGAGCCAGAGGAGTTCTCGCTCTGCGCCGAGAGAAAAAGCGCGGTGAATGCATCATCAGTCAGCAGCTCCACCGTGTCCCGCGTCAGTTTTACAAGGTTTAGCGCGCCCTTGTAAGCGTCCGCACTCACGCCCTCGATCGCCGCAAGAATGGCGATAATATCAGCCTTGTGGCCTTTGAGCAGAGCAGGGAGCGCTTTCCGCGCCCTCTGCATCGCAAACTGCTTCACCGTCATGCCCTCCGGCAACTTTTCCCGCTGGAACATAGTGGCAGCTTTCTCGTCTTCCGCGATGTTGGCGATGGGATCGATGATGTCCGCGATCACATCAAATACACGGTCTCCCCGAATGTCGGAAAGTTTCATACTGTTTCCTCCGTACCCGCCTTGATGTAGATCTCGTACGGAACCTTGTCCTGCTCCGCGAGGGAATAGTGCGCTGTGAACTCAAAGGCAAACTGGCCCTTGGCTTTGTCCGCCGTCTTGAGCTGAAACCCGCCCGTGGAAAGAGCGTTGAGCATGTGGATAGCGATAAAGCCGCCGTTTTTCGCGCCGTTCTTGTCGGAGTAGTCACCTACCAACCAAATGTCGGTAAAGTCGCTGTCCTTGAGGTCCGTGCGGGGAACGACCTTCGTCGTATCGCTTGTGTCAATGTCCGCCGCGCCGCAGAGCATCTTTGCCGTTTTCGTGTCGGCGTTGATAAACGTGCCGGCCATCTTTGCCTCCACCATGTCCTGCCGCTTAAACTCCTTCATGTTTTTCGGGCAGTTGTCGATATCCTCGCCGAAGTCAGAGAAGGTGGGCGTCGCCGTAAAGGTCACGCCGCCAGTGGTCGCGCCGATCTGCCCATCCGCGCCAACCTCGCCGGTAGACGGCGTAAAATCGGTCGTCAGAATACCAGCGTTGATCTGCAATTTCTGAAACGCATCAGAAGGGATTTTCGTAAATTTCATAGTTTCGTCCTTTCATCAGTTTTGCGACAGATATTCCACCGTGATGTTGAGATACCGCCGCTTGATGTTTTTGTTGCTCTCGTCCGCAATGTTCTGGCACCACGGAGACCCCCGCTTGAGCCACATAACCCCGCCGTCATAGGGCACCATGCAGCCGCCCATGCCGATGGCGTCGGCGATCTCCTGGGCCTTTGCATTGGGCACCGCTTCGCCCTCCGTGTAGTACCAAAGGTTTACCGTCAGACCGATTTCCCCACTATCCCATGCGCCGGTAATCAGCTCATAAGTCAGCCACGGGAAGGTCGCGTCCTCCGGCACGTTGGAGGTGGGATACGCAGGGAGAAATTGAGAAAACCATGCGTGGAGCGCCTTGTCCTTTGTCATTTCGGCAGCTCCCTTCGTTCCGCTGTGAAGAATTTCAGCGCCTTAATGGTCGCTCCCGCAGACCTCGGCGCGGCCTTTTCCTCGGGGTTAGAGGTTACGCGGTAAGTCAGCCCTGTTTCCGCGTCAAGGAAATAATCGTTGTACTCAATTGGCACGTCCTGATTGACCAGAGCGGAATAAACCGAGGTAACGCCGTCCTTTTCCGCTTTTCTCGCCTCCATAGAGGTGTCAAGCGACTGGTAGTTGATAAAACCCGCGCCCTCTTGCCATGCAGTGATGTAGCCGCCAGCGCCGTCCGGTGTGCGCTTTTTCTCCATCAGAATGCACTCGTGCGCAAAATCGTCCAGTAAACTCACGGTTCCACCCCCTTGAGCTTCCGCCAGTCATTCAGCCGCCCTCTAAAAGCGTCCTGCCAGCCTGTGGCGACTGCCGCCGCAGACTTTCCGCCGGCGGACTTGGTATAGGAATATCCGCCAAAGCTCTCACTGGTGTAGGGGCTTGCAGCCGCCTCGCCGTTTTTTTCCTGCCATGCAGCAATGTCCTCCGAGAGAGAAACTACCGCTTTCGGCACCGCCAGAGCCCACACGGCCCCGGTAAACACCTCGTCCGTCAGGTCAACCGCAGGATACTGGTGCAGTCCATCGTTGAATACAGAGCCGCACACGCGGAAATACTGGTTATTTTGGAGAGAGGGCAGCGTAATGCTGCCATTCTCCACGGCAAACTCGCCCTCGTGGATGCCCACAAGGAACCAGTTGTTTAAGTGCCGTAAAACCTGCTCAAGCATCACGCCGCCCCCTTATTTAAGCCGTAGCAGCAGCCTTAGAAGCATCCGTAGCAGCAGCCTGAACGGTAGCGACGGCAATGCCGTCCAGATACTCGGCCCACAGCTTCATGCCCATGATGGCGTACATATCGCCGGTGGCGCGGCTGTAATCGCCGTCCACATGAACGCCGATCAGGTTGGTCTCGCCCTTCACGGTGTAGTTCAGGCCCAGCTTGGCAAAGTCGCTGTCACTGGGATCCACATAATACAGGTCGATGTTCTCAACCGGCAGAGCGATCACCGTCTTGGCCTTGATGTACTTCTCAGGCAGCAGGAACAGGGTGCGGTAGCCCATGAAGTTCTCCACATAGTTCAGGCCGAACATCGTCTGCACGGTGATCTCCTTGTCGCCCAGATAATCGTAAGCGTCAATGATGTTGGCAAAACCTACCACCTCGGTCACGTCTTTATCAAGGCCCGCGAACTTTTCCAGCACCTTGCCCTTGGCCATAGCAAGAGCACGCTGCCAGGTCTTCTCGGTCAGTTTGAGTGTTCCGGTGCCAAGGAAGGTGTAAAAGTCGGTTAGAACCTTGTTCTGGAGAGCCACGAGGAACGCCTCGTCGGTCTTCTCCACGGCAACGTCAGCGCCGTATTTTGCCACGCTCTCGATGGTCACGCTCTTGGCGTACTTGGAGATGTCGATATCACCGTATGCAACAGGCTCGACCTTCATCTTGGTGAAGGGGATCTCATCGCCCTCTGCCACGACGCCGCCCTTAAGCACGCCGTCCACGCTGGCCTTGTAGGAAACCAGCTTCGTGCCGGGCGCCTTGCGGATGGGACGCATGATGCCCATGATGTTGCGCAGTGCGTCCCAGTTATCAGCGAAGCGGGACACGAAATCCACCTCTCGTGCGGAAGTGGTAAACTGTGCGGAAGTCGTAACGTTAGTTTTCGTAGCCATAAATAGCTCCTTTCAAAAAATCAGTTGTTTTCGCTTGCCATCAGATCGGCAAGCGCTTTCTGGCGCTCCGCCGTGGACATCACATAGCGACCCTTATCGTCCTTCTTGTAAATATCCTCGCGGGTCTTTGCGCCGCCGGTGTTCGCCGGGGGATTGGCGGGATTCGCGCCGTGCGTCTGCGTGGTGGAAACCAGCCCCTTGTAGGTGCCGTCCACGAGTGCATCAAGGGACGAAGTGTCCTTGATCTTTTCACCGTCCAGCTCCAATGCGGCCATTTCCTCGCCGCAGCCGCGCATCGCAAGGTCCAAATTCGCGCCGGTGATGTTTTTGCTCTCAAAGTAAGCACGGACAGCTTTTTCTTTTGCCGCCTTGCTTTCCTTTGCGGTCACGGTTGCCTTGAAGTCCTCAAATGCCTTGTGCTCCTTCTGGTACTTCTCCTGATAGCCGCCGTCACCAGCCGCCTTGAGATCGTCCAACTGCTTCTGGACGCTGGGCAGCTTCTCCGCGTCCGCCTTGTAGCGGCTCACATCCGCCTTCAAGCCATCCACGGTGTCGGTATGCATGGAGATAATTTCGTCGATCTTCTCCTCTTCGATGCCCATTGCTTTAAGGGCGCGTCTTGTAAGTGCCATTTTTCTATCTTCCTTTCCTTTGTCCGCAGTCCGTCGCGGCGATAGATTGTATAAAAACCGCTGTACCTCGCGGGTTTATCTAATATGAATAATTTTAACGCCATCTTTTACGGGGATAATTTCAACTCTGTCCCCTTTTCAAGCAAAGATTTGATTGCTTTAATGGTTTCGTTATCCATTTTTCAGCTCACTTTCCAGAATGTCCCGATACTTTGCAGCATGGTCGGCGGCAGCAGGTTTCAAAAACGGCTTTGCCCGCTGTCCGTGGGTCATGTGCCAGTTGCCTTTCGCGTCCTGATACACCCACGGCGTAGGCCGTCCGCCTTCTGCATAAATACCAGTGCCTAATTCCACATACGCGGCATATTCGTTGTTTGTGCCAATGATCGCTGCCGGTTCCTGCTCGTCTACCGTATGGGTAATGCTGTTGCGCAGATTACCGGTGTCCACGGGGCATAGCCTTTTCGCATATCCCTCTGCCACCAGCCCGCATTTTTCCAGCCCCCGCAGCAGCGCCGCCTTGATCTCGGCGGAAACCTCCGCGCTGTGGTCTTCGATTGTAACGCTCATCGTTACAAATCCCCCTCCCTGCGCTTCTGCATCTCCCACTCTGAATAGGTCATATTAGAAACAACCACTGTTTCGCCTGTAACTGGGTTTCTGGCGCGTCTTTGCCCTGTGGAGGTATCTACCCCATCCACATCCGCAATCAGCGTACAGCGGCAGTTATACACAAGGTAGCCGGGTGCGGAAGTGTCGCCGGGGAACATGATCTCATTGCCATCAACCTTGAACGGCTTTTCAATGTCCACCGTCTGACCGTCAAGCATGGCGTGAGCGTGGCGCGTGCGGTTGTCCAGCGTCGCAAGCCATTGTTTTTTGAGCTTGATGCCCATCTTTTCCGCCGCCGCATAGCTGTCCATGCGTCCGGCGTTCTGCGCGCCGGTGACGGCGGTTCTCGCGGTGCGGATAGCGCTATCGCGGCTCATGGTGGTGATGCGCTTTTGCAGGTCATCCGCCATGTGCTTGATGCTTTTTCCCTGCAAAATGGAGCTGGTGACGCTGGCCGTGATTTGCTTTTTCCCATACGCAAGGTCAATGCCGCGTTTCAATGCTCTATCTTTTGGGTAATACGGCATCAGCCCCGGCTGCTCCACAACCAGGCGCTTCACCGTCTGCTCGTCCCACAGGTCAAAGCCAACATTCCCAGCCACGCTCTCGATGGTGTACGCCGCATAGTTGCGGTTCAGTGAGTAGATACCGGGCGTTGCATCGTTTGTGTAGGACACCGCCACGGCGTTTGCGTCGGTGACACGGTGCGCCACCTTGTCGCGCATGGCCTGATAGCGTTCCCCCCGACCGATCTGATTGAGCCGCCATTGTCTATAGTCGGCCTCTGTCCATTCCTTACCGTTTTGCACCGTGCCGATCAGCGCTTTCATTTCCTCGTCGCGCTTTTTGAATTGCTCAAAATAATCGTCAATGGTCGCTTGCAATTCCTTCCCGGCTTCGCGGTACAGTTTCGCAATGCGCCGTTCCAGTTTCGCAAGCTCCTTGTCGGTCAGCTTGTGGCCGAGGTCACTGGTCGCCATCGCCGTTCACCTCCGGCGTATCCAGTTCTGCAAAGCTGCGGTCGATTTCCTCCGCCGCTTTCCGCCTTGCCATGTCCTCGTACTGGTCAATGTCACCGTTGATGGTCAACAGTTTCTTTGTGATGTATTCATCATCGTAATACGCAGCGCCAAGCAGAATGTTCTGCGTTTCCTCGCTCTTGTTGATAATTTGGTTGCGCGTATATGTCGGCTGATCCTCGATACCCGCCAACCGCAGAATCTCCACGATAAACCGCGTGACTTCGGATTCAAACTTGTCCGTCTTCAAGTCCAGCGGCACATAGCTCGCCTTGATTGCCGTCGCCGTCTGGTTCCCGGCAGATACCGCCGCCGCGTCAAAGCTCTGGAAGTCCTCGTATAGCTTCTTCTTCAGCATATCAATGGTGCTGCTGGTGCCCTCATATGGGGCTTCAATGGTTTTGCTCTCCACCTTCGCGCCGTCGTCTCCATTGGCGTGGGCGACATGGGTGGTTTTTAGCCGCTCCACAAATTTCGCATCATCAAGGTCATCCATTCCATTGCAGTTGGACAATACCCAATAGATCAAATTGCCCTCGTCCACATTGTTGACCATGTTTGAGGACGCAAGATCCAGCGCGTCAATGGTGTTGCGCTTCCCGACAATCTCAGACAAGCACCGTTTGTTATTTTTTAGCGGCACGATGGGGAAACTCGGATAATTCCCGCCGTCATAGATTTCGGTTTCGCCAACTTCAGCTTTGCGCTCGATTAGTTTATAACTGCGCTTTGGACGCATGACGGCCATATCCTCGCCGCTGGGCTGGAAATACTCGGTAAAGCCGTCCAGTTCATAAAGCGTCGCTCTCAGGGGCTTATCCTGCGCAACCTGCCAGAAGCGGATACCGGCTTTCAGCGCGCCGTCCTCTTCATCATAGAGGGGGACGAATTCAAGCAGGGAGAATACCCGCAAGTGCGTCAAATCCCAAAAGCCAAAGGACACGCCCGCGATTTTCGCCTCACGCGCCGCATCCATCACTTCCTGGTCGAAGCCCGCGCACAGTTTGTTGGGCGTTTCCTTCTCCGCAAAAGTCACGCCGTTACCCAGCAGATAGGAAACCTCTTGATCGACCGCCAGACCGAAGAAACGGCTGGCCAGCTTGTGGTTCGCCGTCCACATATCTGTGTGGGCGCGACCCTGCATATCGTAGATGATTTTTTCATAGCGGTTGATCGTGGGGTTCAGACCGTTATAGTATTCCTCCGCGTCTGCCGCCGTCCGATACGCCGCAGTCTCGCGGTGCGCATTGATGGCGCTTCGGATGAACGCCATCCGTGCCTTTTCATCCTCGCCCACCGCCACAAGATCGTTATATGTTTTGATAGCCGCTCACCGTCCTTATCTCAGAATGGAAACATAATCGGAGCTATCGCGCTTATTCCACAGCCGCTTCACAATGCTGGCCGCACTATCCGGCGCGTCATCATGCTCCGCGTTCTCGTTGTAATCGCAAATCTGGTCGATATACGCATCATCTGTACCGACCACAAAAACCACATTGCGCCATTCTGCCTTGAGATAGCTTGTAATTTTAAGAAACTTATTCATGTTCTCGTGGTAGGTCACGGCGCGTTCGCCCTTTGCCCGCAGCGCCTTTGCAAGATAGCCCTTATCTGCGTTGGTCTCGCAGTAAATCTCCCCGGCGTTGAAGGACTTCCGCAGACGAATAATCTCGTCCATGCAATCGTCAACGTGCTTATGCCAAAGCCGCCCATAAAGATAATATGTCGACCCCTTCTTTCGGGCGATCGTGAACGCCGTGTAATCCTCGCCGCCGTATGCCGCATCAATATGGCAAATGCCCTGCTCTGCAAGGCAAGGCTCCGCGCCCAACTTCGGCGTGTCAAAAATCACATCGTCACTGGCAATGTGTCGCAACTCGTAGTTCGCCGCAAACAGGGATGACGTCATAGACGTTTTAATGGTTTGCAATTCGCCGCCGGAAATCAGACCAGTTGAATAACAATCGTACTTTTCGATGTTCGGCATCAACGAAAAAGCATCTTCCTTGTGCCACGGCGTTCCGGTGTTGAAAATGCGTCCGCCTCGGTTGCGGATATTTTGTAACTCTTGATAGATCGTTTTTGTGTGGTCCCGCTCTGCGCGGGAAATGCGGTCCTGTACGTTTACAATATCGTCCGTGAATATGCGGTCGAAATGCTTACCGGTCAGGGAACCGTTCACGCCGCACGCTACAAGCTGGCTCGTACCCTTGTTATCCTCTGCCAGATTTGTGGAAATCTCGGTCGCAGATACCGTTGTCAGCATTAGCGGTTTGCCGTGGATCTTCTCGCTCAGCGCCGCCATATACGGTGATAGCAGCAGATTCCGCACCTGCCGCACAACTTCTTTAACATCCGCATCTGTTTTGCGCATAAATAGCGTTTTGGTGTTTGGCAGCAGCACGATAATTTCAGCCAGTGCAATCGAAACGCATGTTGTTTTATAGCTACCACGGTGCGCCTGCAAGGTTTTGTCCCCACTCCCGCGCACCATATCCTGTATCCATGCGTTGTGCAGTTCGCCCAGCTTGTCAAAGCCGACCGCGCGCCCGAATGTGATGGGATTATGTATCAGCAGTTCCGCCGCCTGTTCCCGCGTCATTCTGCATCACCATCTTCTCCAGTTCGTCCAATGCAATACCCTTTGCGTCAGTCACCGCCACGTCCACGCTATCGCGCTGCCCGAGAAATTGCTTTCCGAGGAAAATTGCCATCGTCGCGTTCTTCTCCGCAAGCCTCCATTGCGATCTTCGCAAGGATACTTTCCCCAATCCGCGCTTTTGCCTGAATACTTCGGAGAAACTTGCACGATATGTGCGTTTGCACCAACCATCCAGCGTTTTATCGGTAACATCAAACCAGCCGCAGATTTCCTCAAGCGTGCATTGCAGGCCGCAGAGGTTTTCGAACTGCTTCTGATCTATTTCCTTTCTTGGCCTTGCCATACGCGCCCTCCTTTCTTCGCTGGCGTTTGATAAACTTCTCCATGTCCCGCTTTAAATACGGGCTGTTCGTCTTGGCGATAATCGCCTGTGCTTCTTCAATCGTCATGTAAAAGCACCGCCTTTTGCCCGGTGAACTTCTCCCACCGGTCAACAATGACGTCGGCATACCGTGGATCAAACTCCATGCAATAGGCATTCCGCCCATTCTGCTCCGCTGCCATGATCGTGGTGCCGGAGCCAGCAAACAAATCGAGAACCTTCTCCCCCGGCTTACTGGAACACTGCATCTGGTAATCAAACAGCTTAATCGGCTTCATGGTTGGATGCTCCGCAGATTTGACAGGCTTATCAAAATTCAGCACAGTTGTCTGTCTGCGGTTCTTGAAGAAGTAATGCTTCTTACCTTCCGTCCACCCGTAAAGGCAAGGCTCGTGCGCATCCTCTTCAATCTCGCTCTCACCGTACAGGCAAGGCTCATGTTTCCACTGGAAATCCTGTCTCCCCATTACGAGGGAATTCTTTACCCAAATCAGGCACTGCCGGACACGCAGCATTGCATCTTTACACGCGCCGCGAAAGTTATACCCCTCGCTGTCTGCGTGCCAGATGTAAAATGGAGCGCCGAGTTTCATAACCATCGCCGCATTGGAAAACGCGTCCGTCAGGAACCGTCTAAATGCCGTATCCTCCATATTGTCGTTCTTAATCTTCCCGGCGGTGCCCTGATAGTCCACATTGTATGGAGGGTCTGTGAGCAGCAAATCCATTTGTGCCCCCCCCACGAGCTTCTGTACGTCTGTCAAAGACGTGCTATCTCCGCACATAAGGCGATGGTCTCCAAGCTGGTACACATCGCCAAGTTTGCTCTTCGGCTCTGCCGGTAAAACAGGATCGTAGTTGTCCTCTACAACTGACGTGTCGAGTTTATCACGCAGCCCCCAATCAAAGTCAAACGCCGACAAATCCAGCCCAGGCAGTTCATCAGCCAGCAGGTCAAAGTCCCAGTCGCTCTCGTTGCTCTTGTTGTCCACCAGCCGCAGGGCGTTTACCTGCTCCGGTGTCAGATCGTCCACGCAGACGCAAGGCACTTCTTCCATGCCCAGCTTCTTTGCCGCCATAGCGCGGCAGTGGCCGATAACAATAACACCCTCTCGGTCAATCACAATCGGCTGCACGAACCCGTACTGTTTAATGCTTTCGGCCACATTGTTGATTTGCCGTCTGTCGTGCTTCTTGGCATTTGCAGCATACGGCATAATATCCGCCAGCCGCTTGTTTTTTACTTCCATGTGGCCTCCTTTGTCTGACGCACCGGCCTCCCACCACTGGCCTTTGTCGTTGGCACGTCTGTACCCGGCTTTCGCCTCACCTAAACCCATTGAGCTTTATTTTGATTATGCTGCTGGCGCTCTACCAGCAGATCATCAACGTCTTCCCTGGGACACATTACCAAGAGGTGCGGGAAGTCCTGTCTAAAGTAAGCAGACTATTTGGGGCGCATCCCATACAGCGGTCTGCCAGCGCATTGTTTGATGCGGCATTGCAGTCCCGCCCTGCTTTAGCGCTTCAGGAAAAGTCCCCGTCACTCGCTGTGATCTCCCCTTACGGGGCACCTATGCCGCATACGGAAAATTTTTTTATTTTCTCAATCCCCCCCTTGACATACCACCCGATGAGTGGTAGCATATAGACAGATCAAAAAACCAGTGCAGCCGCACAGCGGCAGAAAGGGAAATATCATGAAGAAACTTATCGACACCGCCACCAACACCACGATTTGCGAGATCGTATCCAACCACAGCATGACGCTGGACGAGGCCATCGAATGCGCCGGCGGCGAGATCATCAACGCCACCGAGGACAACGTCATTATCGACGGCGCGATTTACTGCTACGACGATCTGGATCTGGTCTACGTCCCCGACGAGATCTCCCCCGTCGCCCACCGCTGACCACCCGCCATGCGAACGAAAAAATGCGTCACCTGTGGCAAAGTGTTTTCCACAGATCGCCCCGAACAAGCGAAGTGTGATGACTGCCTTGCCGCCGCCAGATCCACCACCCTGCGCACCCGAACCTGCCAAACTTGCGGGGTTGCCTTCACCGGCGGCCCCCGCGCCCGCTACTGTCCCACATGCCGGGCCGAGCGCCAGAAGACACGGGAACGAAAGTACCAGGTCTCCGGTTACTCCCGGCACCTGGGAGAAATCGATAACTGTGTGATCTGCGGCGGCGAGTATGTCATCCGTTCCGGCCTGCAGAAGTATTGCCCCAAATGCGCACCGGATGCCGTCCGCGAAATCGACCGTGCGCAGGCCAACCGCTGGAACGCCGAACACGATTACCGCGCCAAGCGCCACGAAACACCCCGCCGGGGCGTCAAGGTCTGTGTTGTCTGTGGCCGAGAGATCGTCCCCGGCACCCCAACCGTCACCTGCTCCCCGAAGTGCGCCGCCGCCCACCGGAAAGAGGCCCAGCTTCGCGCGGACGCCAAGCGCCGTGGCCAAAACAGGAAGAAATCGACGCCAACCGAAGCCAAAAAGGAGAAATTGCCATGATCACTGACAAACTGTTTTTCACCCTATTCGCCGACGCCATCACTTCGCCCGACCGAGACGCTTTCGTTTCCGACTGGTCGCTGTCCTCCGTCTGGGACGACGCACCGGACGCGGACATCCCGGCAGAGCGCATCGACCTGCTGGAGCGTCTATGGGACGCCGCCCACCTGACGATCCGCGACATCCGCCAGCACACCGGCCTGTCTCAAGCGGCCTTTGCCGTCCGATACTGCATCCCCCGCCGGACGGTGGAGAACTGGGAGAGCGGCGTGAGGAGCTGCCCAGACTACCTTCGACTCCTGCTGGCGCAGGTTAACGGCCTCTACACAAGACCGTGACGATTATTGTTCCCTCCGGGCGGAGCCAAAGCCCCGCCCATCAGGAAAAGAAGGGGGAAAAGAAAAAGAATGGGAGATGCAGAGTTTGCCCCTGCACCCCCACGTTATCACATCTTTTTTTGTTGTTGCATTTCGTTGTGCAACATCACCTAATTTCTGCATTCACATACGGCGCATACTCTTCTTTTATCGCACATTCTTTCAGCGGACAGTATCGGCAGTTTTTAGCAAAGGGGCACTCGCGCCGTTCTGCTCTGGATATACAGCGAGATACAGTGGATGTGCTTACACCAAAATGCCGCGCAATCGCGCTCATGCGCCAGCCGCACTCAAAGTATAGCCTCAAGTATTCAACCGTCTGCTCTTTCACCCTACCACCTCCTCCGGGAAGAACGTCTCCCGCACCCCGCCGCACTCCGCCACGATGTGCCGCCCCTTCGGATGCACATACACCACTGTACCCTTGTGGACAGGAAACCGCTTTTCATCGTTGGCACCGGAACCGGGGTACTCGCTCGGCCGCGTCATAAACCGCGCCCAGATCATATCGCCCTTCTGCATTGTCCCTCCACATTGTCAGCCCTCCTGTTCCATGCTGAGATTGTGGTTTCTTCTGCCCAAGACTTTTTAAGTGCCCAGAATTTCATGTCAGCTCCGCACTTGCACTTAATCTCAGCATACCAACCGTTATCACCAGAAGGGACACCATTGTACTTTGACCTGACAACGCTAATTTTTGTATTGCCACAGAACGGGCATGGTTTCAATTCAGCCATCACTCCACCTCCTACACGTCCGGTTTTCTTTGGTTCCAGTGGTACTTCCGTGCCATCCACTTCGCCTTCATCCACATCAGCAGCAGAACGGGAATCTCTACCCCAACAGTCCCGTTAATGAAATCGTTGTTCACCTTAACCGTTTGGGCATCGTAGCTCTGCATGAGGTGTTTGCCGTTGTCTTTTTTGGCGACACAGACGATGTGATCATACCCCTGCGGTTCACGCTTCTTGTAGTAGGCGCCGTACCTGTTTTCGTCGGTCTTTTCGTACCCATACTTCTTCATCAATTTGTCGATCATTTACTTCTCCTCCTTATCCTACATTACGAATAGTCAGCGCAGTATACAGCAGATACGCGCCCAGCCATTGCAAACTGGTAGCCCAGTCGCCCTTGCTGACAATGTTTACTACGAAGCTGCCCAGCGCACCGGCTACCATCAGCAGCGGGAAAACAATTTTCAAAATTTCCATCACTCCATCTCCCCTTTCAGTTCGTCATACAACTCGCTGAACCGCTTGTTCCACTTCCTCAGTCCGAAGAAACAGTACACGCCCAACACAATCCACAGCCCGCTGGCGATGTTTTGCAACAGATTTCCCATCACTCCACCTCTTTCTCTGGCAAAAGTCTTTCTGTCAGCACATCGGCGATTGTGTACATAATTTCGTCGCGCTCTAACTGCGGGAAATTATATTCGTTGATGATTTGCTCTACCCGCTTCTTAATAAGCGGTCTTGCGGCGCGGCATTCTTCCTCCATGATGTCGTAGGCAATACTGCTCTTTTAATCTTTAATCTCAATATCCATCACTCCACCTCCTCCTTCACCGCCACAGCCTTTGTCATCTGTGTCATGCCCTGCTTCATGTCCTCTATCTGCTTATCCCGCCGCGCAATAGCGTCCTTCAGGCTGTCGTTGGCTTTCATCAGTGCCTCGATGTGCCGCTGCTGGTTCTCTATCAGGTCAGCGGCATAAACCTTAATGGCGTCCTCGCACCCATCTTCCTGCGCAGCAGGGCAGGTTTTGCAGCAATCTGGGGCTACGCTAACACAGCACCGCAGCGCGGTCACGATCTCGTCTCTTGTCATAGCAACCAATCCTCTTTTCGTACTTGGAAAGCGTCGCCCAACTGCACGGTGTCAGGGAAATTGTGCTGTGTGGTCTGTACGGCGTATTTGTCGATCTCGGTCGCATAGTAGGCGGTGATCTTCGCGCCCAACTTGTCCAGCGCAATATGCCCGCAACTCATTCCATCGTACATGGACAGGACTTCCACCGGCCCCTCCGTCAGCCCGGTAAAATGGCTCATAATGTGGGCAATCACCTCCACCGTCCAGCCGTTGCCCAGCATTTTATAGGCTTGACTGTCACTCACGGGGAAAGCGTATGTTTCCGGCACCGTTTGGAGGCGCATACATTCGCGCACGGTCAGCTTGCGAATGATATAGAAATCGTCTGCCAGCTTAATAGGATATTGTTTGTCTTTGACGGTAATAAGACCGTTTCGGACTTCGTAAACCGGGTATTTCTTGCCGTCTGTCACGGAAATGGCATAATGACCGCTTTCGTCCATTGCTGTGACAGGCTCGCAAATTGGGTTATCTTTCAGGACTGTTGATAGGGTGTTGCTTTTGCCATCTGTGCGCGGGTGCAGCTCGGAGAACTCGTGATAGCCGTGGCTGATTTCATGTGCCTCGTACTGTTTGCGGAGGCGTTTAGCCTCCGGCGATCTCTCGTATCTCATACAGCACGGGACGGCGTACAATCCAGTTTTTGCACCCACTCCGCCGCCATTGCCGCAAAGCGTCACGCTCTTTCCGTCCGGCGAATAGACGCGGTATTGCTGGCTGTCGTGGTCTTGGTTCTTGCTGTCGTTTTCGATAATCCCGATGCGGACAGGTTCAGCACACACATTGTATGGAACACCTCTGCTGACATTCGCCGTGAGGCAAAGCGCCTTATCCGATTGCCCCGGTTTTTGCAAATAGCTCCATCTGTCTGTGTATTTCCCCTTGCTATCGCTCACCATGTAATCCATCTCTTTTTCGGTCAGTGGCTTAATGGCAACAGGCTCCGCCACCGCGTTCCGCTGCCTGCGTGCAACGGCACCCTCCGCCGTCGCGCTGTGTCCTTTCAAAAGTGCATACGCCTTTTCGCGCAGCGGCAGGCCCGTTTCCAAAATGTCCCGCAGATAAACGCCCCTGTCCTCCGGCTGTTCTACGTCTACTCGACTGTATGTTCCGTCAGGGTTACGCTTTCCCACCCAGTAGAGCCGCTGGCGGTTCTGTGCCGATACCAGCGCGGAGTTGATCAGCACCGGCTCCACGCCCAGCTCCGCCGTGATTTGCGCTCGGATAGCGGGCGACATACTCTTGTTGTTCTCGTAGAGAAAATAGTCCGGCTGGTACTTGTCTCGTGCGATGCGGTAATTCAGGAACAGCTCCCAGCCTATCCCGCTTGCTTCTGTTTCGCGGTTTTTGGTCTGTGCAATGCTCCAATGCGTACATGGGCTTCCACCAATCAATATTTTCATTCCATCAATCTCCAAACACAACGCCGCACTCGTCCTTCAGCACGTCCTTGATGTGCTTCCGCTTGATGCGGCCCTCGTTTATTTCCTCCGCCAGTTTCTCCAGGCACTCGTACAGGTACGCGATGCTCTGCGTATCCCGGCTGTCCGCTGTCTCCTCTTGGACGTGCCAGCCGCATTTGTCCATCAGCACCATTGCCACCATGTCCATGTTCTCCCGTGTGCCTTGCAGCTTTCCACGCATAAAAATACGGTCGTCCCTGCTCAAATGCTGTTTACCCATGTCAATACCTCACTCCGATGTAGTCCAGCACCCGCGCATAACCGAGACCGTCTTTCGTGGGCTTCCACAGCCCATCCGTGTCGAACGCACCACCGCCGATGCAGAACTGGTAGTGCTTCGGGTGCGTCAGTTTCATGCGTTCAAAGCGGTTGACGCCCTTTTCGAGGTGCGCCCCGAACGCGCAAAACATACACCCCTGCCTCTGGCAGCCCGTGCAGTGTAGCTTACAGTCGATCAGCGTCGCGCCGTAGTCGTTCTCGCCGTCGCTGGCCACGATGTCTCCGTATACGCTGGCGTAGGGGAGTTGGCGGTCTACGATGAAGCGAAGCACGTCTTGCTCCGTCCAAAAGCTCATGGGCTTGCCCCTCGGTCGCTTTCCCTCAAAGGCGTTGCAGCCAGTCGCCGTCCATGTTCGCATCCGCAAAAGACTTTCTTCAGCCATTGTCGCAACGATGGTCTTTTCTTTTGCCGCACTTTCGTACCTGTGCGCTGGGCTTTTCTTCATGATCCGACAGCACTCGGAAGATACGAGAAACGGTGCGTCAAGCAGAAATGCCCAGTTGTCGCAGTTCCAGCTGCTTTTGTTCCCATCCTTATCAAGCATTTCGCCGTGCAATTTTTTAGATCGAACACAATTTGGATTTTTCCTCGTCTGATATACAGTGTCCGCTATCTCTTTGCTCACGACGCTGTACCCGTACTTCGTCACCACCTGTCGAATGTTCATCTTCGGGCGTAGACGGCGAAGGTTTACGGTCACGCGGAGAAACTCCCTCCGCAGCCAGTCGGCGTACTCATTGACGAACTTCTGTATCTCTGGATATTCCAGACCCGTGTTCACAAACACCAGCTTCAGCTCCCAGGGCGGTGTCTTGAAACTCGACAGGTACCGCGCCGCCAGATACGCCAGTACCGTGCTGTCCTTGCCGCCGGAGAAGCTGACGTAGCACTGTCCGCCCCATGCGGTATACCATTCGTCCAGCTTTTCATAGGTCAGTATCTCCTTGTCCTGCACGTCCAGCGCCATCAGTTTCCTTGCCGCCTCATTCGTCAGCGGCTGGTTTGTGCGCTCCATGTCATACCTCCCGTATAGCAAACCCGTACCGACTGCGGAACAGCTTTGCTTTCATGGCATACTCGCGGGTACGCATCCCCTTCACGTCCTCCACCACCGGAAGCCAGTACCGCTGGCCGTAGCTGTCAGGAGCCGTCCGGCGCTCGTACACGAAGTCCGCGATGTAGTCGATACTTTTCACCCGGTCGCCCCCAAACGTCGTGTACGCCTCTTGCAAGCAGTACCGCACCTGCAATTTCAGCCCCCGTATCTCACCGGCCTTTTGCAGAAGCATCAGCGCGTCGTAGCGCTCCGCCTCCTTCCTGCTGTCAAAGGTCAGCTTGCCGCGCTTTGTCTTCTGCGCCTTGTACTTTCCCGGTTTCTTCATCTTCTCCATGACCTGCTTCTGCGCCGCCGGGGACAACCGCGCTAAGTCGTTACTCATCAGGCCCATTCAGTTTTCCTCTTTTCTCCAGCCCTCGTTTGTTCATCGTGTATTGCACCTCATGGACGACGCGGTTTTCTCCGCAGCGTTCGCATTTTCCGCCCAGCGTCCGCCGCCATTTGGGGGCGAAGATGTACTCGTCCTCCATGTCCCGGATGCACTGGCCGCACAACTTCGCCGTGGCGATCTTCCAGATGCCGTTATCCATGCAGCACCGCCTTCGCCTCATCCCACGTTATGCCGTGTTCTCGTGCGTACCGTGAGATACGCCCCAGCCCGCCGTGGTCAACGTTGATATACCGCCGCATCCACGCCGCTTCCTTCTCGCTGCCACGGCTCACATTACCGGGCAACGCCTTTGTGCTTGCAAGCTCCGTGACGCGCTGTTTCACCTGCCCAACCACCGGGGGAAACCCCTTGCTGTCGGACGCGATAAACGCCTTTACAGCCGCCGCAACGGCGTTGTAGCTGTCCTCGGAAAACATATCTGTCCACAGTGCTACAACGCCCTCGGCGTCCCTGCGCGTCATGTCCTTGTAGAAGTTTGGGTACGTGGCTTTCAGCACCGCCATGATCTTCAGTGTTTCGTCCCTTGTCATAGCCTATCCTCCAGCATCTCCAGGAACACGTTGCCGCTGCCCTTTTCCTGCGGGCGGCTCTCGTCTTTCCCCCTGGTCTCCCAACTTCGCACGGCGGCTTTCCAGTCCTTCATGTGGTTTTTCCCCACCATCCAGCCCTTTTGCTCGTAAAAGGCTACAAAGCGCTCTGCGTTGACGTGGTAGCCCTGCGCCTGCACATAGGCGGACACATCATCGGCTGATGGCGGTGTGAAGCGCACCCCGCGTGTATCACTCTTGCCATCGTTAGATGGCAGAGTATCGGTATTGGTATCGGTATTGGTTTCGGTATAGCCATTTTTGCCATTGGCAGAGATGGCTTTGCTATTTTTGCCATTGGCAAAAATGCGTTTGCCATTTTGCCATCTTGCAGCCGCCCCAGCTTTACCTGCTTCGCTCCGTACTACGGACACTTCCTCGTAGCTTGCCTTAAACCGATCCTCCTGAGACATAACGCGCTTGGCGTAAAATCTCTCATTGCCACAGAGCGCTATCTGCTCTCCCGTCATGCTGTATGCCAGCAATGCCCGCGTTAGCCGACCGAACTCTGCATCGTTGAGTGCTTCCATCTCCTCTAAATAGTCATAGGGGAGTGCAGCATAGTTTCTTGCCATTGCGCTATCCCTCAATTCTTAAGGGGCGCATCGTCCCGATCTTCCAAGCCCAGCTTTCGGAAGAGTGCTGGGACGTTAATCATATACTTCGGGCCAACCCTGATGTGAGGCACACTTCCGTCACGACAACCACTCCTCAAGAAATACTGAGACAGGCCAGTAACTTTGCTTGCTTCGGCGATTTTTAAAAACGGCGTGTCTCGTTTACTTAGTTTACATTTTATATTTTTCACTTTTTTCCCCCCCTTAGAACGGCAAATCGCTGTCGTCCTCGTCCAGCTCCACGAGCTGGGTCTTGACGTCCGTCCGTGGGAACGTGCCCTGCACGTCAGTGTCCTTCCGGCTGTCGCCAAAATACATATTGTCCGCCACGATCTCGGCGCTTCTGCGGTTGTTGCCGTTCTTGTCCTGCCAGTCGCGCATCTGAAGCCGGCCCTCCACCACCGCCATGCGGCCTTTTGTGAAATACCTGGAAGCAAACTCCGCCGTACTGCGCCACGCAACAATGTCGATGAAGTCCGTGTTCTTGGTCCCGTCTGCGTTCTTAAAGTCCCGGTCTACCGCCAGTGCAAAGCTGGCAACGGCGGTACCGTTATTGGTGCGCCGCAGCTCAGGATCCCGTGTCAATCTACCCATGACAAAAATCTTGTTCAGCATATCAAATCTCCTTATAAGTAACTTTTTCCAAATTCTCTGCGGAAGTCCTCTTCCGTCCAGCCCTGCTCCTGCATGGCCTTGACTTGCCCGAAACGGTGAAGTTCCAGCATAGTTTCAGCATTGTTGTGCGCCGCATTTTCGCCAAAAATGTGACACTTGTTATGGCACAAATACACAACAAGCCCGTACTTCTCGCTTTTACCTCGGTTATAAGCTCCAAAAATGTGATGTCTATCTAATGGGTCTACCGCACCGTTTCCACCACATCGCCAGCACCGCTTATCCTCCATACCTTACCACCGTCCCATCCCACACATATTCCGGGCAAAACCGAATAGCAAATGAGTGCAAGATATAGTTGTGATTACGTGTGTGATGCTTTTTTACAGTCGGTACAGCATCCCATCCCTCAACGGGATTCTGCTCTCCATTTGACCAACTACAGCCGCCATAACAATTCTTGCAAGTCCAGCACGGCTGCATATGAAACCTACTCATGTGCTTACCTCCCCCCACCGGCTCACCAGCGCGTCCAGCTCTGCCGGCGGCATAGTCTCAATACCTACCGCCTTACAATCCTGCACAACGGCGTCTATCAACCGTGACATCTGCTCCGTGTCGTAGGTGCTGCTTCCGTACCATACTGTCACGTTCACGCAGCCCTTTAGCTTGCTTGCGCCCTTGTCGGCCATCCAGCCGATGCCGTTACGCTCCCAGCCCTTACAAAACGGCTCCGCCGCCTTTTCCCGCAGGCACAGCACCTCGCTCACGCCTCCGATGTTCCGTATCTCCTGCCGGTACACCTCTTGCTTGGAGATGCCGTAGTGTGCCGCCAGCCTGTCCAGCAGTACCCAGCAATAGGCGTTGGCATCCAAGCTCCTGACCTTGACCTTAATGGTGGCAGTGTACTCCTTGCCCGGCTTCAGAGCGTCGCAGACCTCCATCGCCGCCTGCGGTGACTTCACCCGCAGTGCAAGCCACGCTCCCTCGCTGTCCTGCTGCCACCGCGCCGCGTCAACCGTTACCTGCTGCATAATTCTTCCTCCTGCGGCCAATGTCCTGTTCGTAGGCATTTTGCCAAATACCTAAGGCGAGGTAGGTAACACCACTCCACCCACTCCGCGTCATAATCAACCTTGTGCTGTGTCAACCTGTTTTCGTCTATTGGCAGGAAAAAATTAAACAATTCATCTTCTGTAACGCGGTATGCAACGATCCTGCAAAACTTTCTCTTTCGGAGCAATCCGCATCCGCTGGCAAACATCTCCACCTGGCACTGCTGCCAATACGCTTTCGTAACCTTGAACACAGGATTGCTGTGCGTTTTCACTTCGGTAATAAGTTGTCTGCTTTCCCCGTCATAGTTCACCCGCAAACGGAGCGAACGGATGCGTATCTGCCTGTCTCGTATCTTCACACGCAGCGCGTCAAGTATCTTGTGTTCGTAAGCCGTGCCGCATTGCATTGACGGTGTGACAAACCTGTCTTTTCTAACACCCAGCTTCACCAGCCACCATCTGCGAAATGTATCTGTATTCCAGTTCCCCATGATGGTGGCGGTGTCGCTTGCGCCAAACCACCCGCTTCTGTCGTGGTTTCGTATCATAGCTTACTCACAGCCTTTTCAAGCGCGTCCAGCTTTGCAAAATAACCCATCAACTGCACAAGCTGTTTTTCGTTGATCCCAAGTCCCCGAAGAAGGTCGTTGTGGTCAAGCCCGTTTCGTTCTTTCATGGTGATTAGCCTTTCCAGTCTCTCCTTTATGGCAAAGATACTGTGACGGCTCAAATCGTCCTCACCATCGTCTCCGTCACCTTCTGCCCAAAGGTCAAACCCAAGTCCGGTGCGAACAGCAACGCCCTTAACGAAAGCTCTCGCCAGCGCGTTGTTTATGCGAAGTTGGTTCAGCGTATCCTCATATACCACAAGGGACCCATTCAACAGGGGCATGTCGTAGGAAAACTCCAAATCGTCAATGTGGATTTCAACAGACACAAACCAGCATTCTGTAGTTCTTCCTTTACTGGTAGTAATTTTGGCCTGCGGCCACAGGTATGTATTCGTTTCCGGGCACCTCCGGGGAGCATACCACACGCTGGATGCTCCGTTTTCGTGGAGCAACTTGGCGCACTTTGCCCAACTCAAATAAGGGACCTTAATAACATTACCCTTCTCGTCCTTTGCGTCGCGTAAATCGCAAAACGGCTTTACATCCACCTGTATCAACTCGTCAAAAGATTTCAGCATTGTTCTTCCGCCTTTCCCACATACTCACTGCCGCAATACGGACATTGGTATTCTGTCATTTCCTCACCGAACTCGCCGTCCGGGTAATGTTTGTAGGTACACATGGCCGGGTCTTCAAACTCCGCACCACAATCATCACAGATGTACAAAACGCCGGTGTCTATGCGCTCCCATCTTTTCTTTTTAACTCGCATCACACCGGCCTCCCCGCCGCTTTCAGCACGTCCCGCATGGGCTTCCGCGCCTTGAGAATAGACATGGCCCGCGCTGTCTCCCGCCTGTATTGCCGCCACAGGTCGCTCAACTCGTCACTCTGGTAGTATCCGTCCCCGTCGTTGCAGATCATCAAGCCCTGCTTCTTTGCCTCGGCCACGGCCTTGCGCATTTTCCGATCCGTGGTGTGCATCGCCGCCGCCAGGTCTTCCCGGCTGATGGCGTTCCTGCGCCCCTTGGGGATCAGACCGGCGATCCGCTCTGTCTCCGCCGTCTGCATGGGCATCTCCGCTTTCTCGTCCTCGCCGAACAGATACGCCCTGCTGGCCCGCAGCGCCGCCTCCAGCGCCTCGGTGACTTCCTCCGTGGGTAGGCACACGCCGTTTTCAAACCGGCTCACCATGCTCACGTCCATCCGTGCGTCTGCCAGCTTCAGAATGCCGCTGACCGCCTCCTGCGTCAGCCCCAGCTCCAACCGCCGTTCTTTTAGTCGGTTCATTCCTGTGCCTCCGCCCACTGTCCATCCTTAACGGTGTACCACACGCCTGGTTTCAGCGTTTTACCATCCACAATGCCAGCCAAAATAGTAGCAATATCACCATTGGTATTTCTCTCAACGCAAACAATAGCGTTTCCAAGATCACCCATTACGCGGCCATAAAAGCCGGTGGTCATGGCCACGCAGCCTTTCCCGGTGGCGGATGCTGCGCCCCTCCAGCCGGTGGCGGATGCTGCGCCACTCTCGCCGGTGGCGTGGTTTTTCTTTTCAGCGTCTGCCTTTTTGATGGCGTTGTCAAAGTCGCACTGCGCCTCGACATATTCTACCTGGTCCTTGACCAGCCCCGGAATACCGATCTCCGCGCTTAATGTCAGTTTCTTTCCGACACGCTTTGTATCGCCGCTGCGCTTCTCGCCGACATCCTCCATCTCCGCCTCAAAGTACCGAGAACCGTCACCGGGCGCGTAGTAGCCCAGCACATCCAGCGGCATCTCACAGGCGTGTAGGCCGTTCTTGCACAGCTCAATATCACCCTCTACCTCCGCCGTTTTCCCCAGCTCATACTGGAAGTCACGGCACTTCATGTTTTTGTCAGTTGCCTTATAAACCTTCATCTTCCATCCCTCTTTCTTATCGCCTTTTTGGCGCTCTCTCGTCTTGCGCTGTTCATGCTGTAAAAGTCGCCCTCGCTGTACGCTGCGTATCGCTTTGCCTTGTCGGCCTGAACGTCCTGTAAATACACAGCATAGTCCTCGCACTGGCCGTGACACTTCGCGTGTCTGCGCTGGCAGCCCTTGCATGGAGGAGCCGTCCGGTTCACCAGCCCGATCATTCCCACTTCACCATCGCTTTCACCACACCGGCTTGCGCCGCGTCCTCGTGGCTCATCAGCACGTCCACCGTGTAGCCGTACACTCCGGTATCTGCTGCTATGTAAGTCTTGCCGCCCAGCGTCACGGTGCTGCCCAGCGGGATAATGTCCGGGTCAACCGCTACCGCCTCGCCGATGCTCACCCACAGGCCGGAGGCCGTCAGCACCTTGCCGTCCCGCTGGTTCATGTGGGCGTAGGGCGTACAGCAGGCACAGTAGCCAGTAATGTCGCAGATCAGCACGTTTTCTTCCGGTTCTGCCTCGTCTTCCACTTCCACAAGCACCGGCGCGGTCACGGCCTCAACTGTCGGTTCAGGCCGCTGCATAACCCAGAAGATAGTCACCAGCAAAATCACCCACAGAACGATTGCCAACGCCCACAGCCGCCTGCACCATCGCCTGGTACGACACATCCGGGAATATTCCCGCGCCCGCCTGTTCCGCTCTCTCATCGTCCCATAGCCTCCACAGCCTTGACGATAGCCCAGCTCAGCCACGCCGCGCCGATAAACGTCAGCGCCCATGCAAACACGCTCATTTCGCACCTCCGCTATCCTTTCCGTTCGGCACAAGGCCGACAAATTCAAGCCCTCTGTTCCGGGCGTAAATCTCGCCCATGATCGTCCCCAGCTTTACGGGGTCAGGGGGCGTGACCCAAATGATTTTGTACTCCGGCTTTTTACTCATTGCCTTTTCCTTTCCCCTGTGCTAAAATAGCCACAGGACACATATCTAAGTCTAAGATTTGTTCCGCCACCCCGCTCGATGCTGCAACATTGGGCGGGGCATTTTTTTACTGCCCATCGTTGGGGTTCAGCAGCTCGTCCACGGTAACACCGAAGTGATCCGCCAGTTTCTTGATTTGACGCGGGTGCGGGCGTCGTGCGCCGTCCTTCCAATTTTTGATTGATGTCTGAGATACATCAATTTCTTTTGCCAGACGGTAATTCGTCTCGCCGCGCTCGGCTTGCAGTCGAGCCAGATTTCCCGGTAAGCTCACCTTTTCACCTCCAAAATTAGAGTATTCTATTGACAAATTGGAGCATTGGTGATACTCTAAGTTTGCGACAACTATTTTTTCTCACCAGCTCGATTTGTCGGGGTGGCTTGGCTTTTTGTTGCCCGTCCACGGCATTTAGTATACTTCAAGTTGAAGCGCATGTCAATACAGGTTGAAGCATTATTTTGACGAAATTGAAAGGTCACTTTTATGGGTTTTGCACAAAACTTGAAGCATATCAAGGAAACGGAAAATCTAACCAACTACCGCCTTGCTAAACTTTTTGGGTGCAGCCAATCGTCCCTTATCAACTGGCTTGAAAATGGGATTATCCCGCACACCAAGACCCGCCAGAAAATCGCCGACCATTTCGGCATCACCCTTGCCGAGCTGGACGGTGACGAATTGCCCGTTTTGCCGGAAAAGGGCGCAAAAAAAGCCCCCGCCATAGATGGCGAGGGCTATACAGAGTTGCAGAAGGCCGCTATTCAATTCGTGTTGTCATTGCCGCCTGAAAAGTTGGAGCGGTTTATAAAAATGGGTCGCGCTGCTTTTGAGGAAGAACAATGAAAGAAATTATCATTTTAGAGCCTCCATGATTTTTTGAAGTTGTTCGTCGGATAACTTTTGGATTAAGTCAAAGGCTTCTGCCAGCATTTCTTGATACTCTATTGTACCATTTCCCACGTCATTACACAACATTTTGTGTCCCTCCAAACAATTATAGTAACGGGGCTATATGTCGATTGTCGCACAAAAGTGCGGTCGAAAATACAAAAAACAAGGGAGAGAATTTATTATGGTGTGTCCAAATTGCGGGAGCGAAAACGTTACGATTGAAATTCAGCAAGTGTCAACATCTACGAAGAAACACGGAAACGGAATCGGCGGGCATTTGAATAACGCCGCGCGTGGCGTAACCGCGGTTTGCACCTTCGGAATGTCTAACCTTGTCTGGAAAAAGAGCAAGGGGAACGAAAAGACCGTTGTTAAAAATGAAAAGGTTTGCCTTTGCCAAAACTGTGGTAATTCTTGGCCTATTAAATAACTGTAGCCCCCGCCGTCTCCGCAACAACGGCGGGGGCTCTGTGCAGACAGCACGGAGCGGTTGCCGCTGCATGATTTGACCATACTCCGCGTTGCTTGACTACTTCAATGCCAAAACCTTGCAATAAGACAGCGTTCGCCGAGGTTCGACAAGCCCTCATCTTGCGACTTCGCAGCGTGAAAATCGGAAAAAATAAGGGGATGCAAATGAACATTCAAGAGGTGTGCAAAATCCGCAAAGAAGAATTGAAACTGACCTATCAGGAAATTTCAGACACTTCCGGCGTTCCACTGTCCACCGTGCAGAACTTCTTTTCATAGTTTTCCAAAGCTCCGTCCATCTACACCGTCGCACCTATCTGCAAGGCGCTGGGGATATCGATTGATGAAGAGTTCGGAATTTCCGAGCGGTTGACAAGGAACGAGGAAACCTTGCAAGCGCGAAATGACGAGCTGGAACGCCACGTTGACGCAAAATCAGACACGATCGAGATTATGCGTCGCGGTGTGCATATCCGAAACGGCGTGATTTTTATTTTGTTCATCGCGGTCGTATTGCTGACTGCCTGGTGCGTGTATGTCGACATCCATTGCCCAGATTACGGTTTTTGGAGGGGGATTTGATGAGGGTGGCTTTGTATATCCGCGTTTCAAGCGAAGAACAGGCACGTCACGGCCTGTCATTGCAGGAGCAAAGGGACACACTGACAAGATATGCGCAAGAACACAAGATGGCCGTGGTAGGCATATATGAGGACGCGGGAATATCAGCGCGAAAGCCGTATAAAAAGCGTCCGGCGCTCCTGCGGCTGCTGTGCGATTGCAAAGCGGGGAAGGTAGACACGATCCTATTTATAAAACTTGACCGCTGGTTCCGCAATGTCGCGGGGTATTACGATGTACAAACGCAGCTTGACCAGTACGGCGTAACATGGCAAGCGACGGAAGAAGATTATGAAACGCGGACTGCATCAGGGCGTTTGAAAGTCAATATCATGTTGTCAGTCGCGCAGGATGAAGCCGACCGCACAAGCGAGCGAATCAAATTTATCAACGACGGCAAACGCGCAAAGGGCCAACCGGCAGGGTCGAAAGCGCCTTTAGGGTATGTCATAAAAGACAGACGATACCAAATTGATAATGATACAGCAGATGCGGCACGAGATATGTTTGCCGCGTTCATCCGGCTAAAAAGTGTCCTTGCCGTAAAGCGATATATGCTTGACACATGGGGAATTGACCGGGCTTATAGCAAGTATGTAAACTATTTCCGAAACCGTCTTTACATCGGCGAGGTTTACGGCATCGAAAATGCTTGCCCCGCGTTGGTGAGCAAGCAAGACTTTGACCTTGTAAATGATATTATTCGCCATCGGTCACAACGCTGTGCGGGAGTTGACACGGATCGCGTGTATCTGTTCTCCGGGCTTTTGCACTGTAAAGAGTGCGGGAAAACGATGCAATCGGAAACCGTAAAGAAAACATATACATACTACCGGTGCCGGACGCGGATGCTTGACAACTCCGCTTGTCCGCATACAAAAAGGATACGAGAGGATGCGTTGGAAGACTACCTGCTAAACGAGCTTGAAGGCATCGCAGAGCGGAACAATCGGTACTATAAAAAGGCAGAAAAAAAGCCCACGCACAGCGCGGACTCGATACGAAAGAAAATGAGCAAGCTAAAAACGCTATACCTAAACGATCTGATTGAGCTTGACGATTATAAAGCGGAATACGCGAGCTTAAAAAGGACACTGGAAACCGTAAAGGAAAAGCCGAAAACAGACCTCGACGCTTTGAGGAACGGTCTTAGCGAATATGATACATACTCACGGGAAGAAAAAAAGGAATTCTGGACGCGCTTTATCAGGCGGATTGATGCAGACAACGATGGCGCGTTTTTCGTAACGCCGCGTTAGGCATACTTTACCTTCACGTCCGCCAAGGGCAAGCCCACCAACAGTGAATTCATCGCCATGATCGCCGACCGGCTTCAGCTTCGGATGAAGCGCGGCCACGCGTAACACCGCACACGACCTTTGCCCGGCAGGACAAGAGGGGGAGAAACCACGGGGACGCGCCGTCCCCGTGGTTTTCTATCCTTTAGGCGGCATCTCGTCCTGTATATCGTCCAAATCTGACAGATAAAGTATAGTCTCATTATTTTAATAAGTCAAGTTAAATTTGTAGTTTATTAAAATCTCTGGATAATTTTGGTAAACTATACCAGGGTGATTTTATGGTAGACTACAAGGTGATCGGTCTTCGACTCAAGACCTACCGTCAGCAGGCGGGCCTGACCCAGGAAACCGTCGCCGAACGGGCCGGTATTACGGTCGTATATCTTTCCAAAATAGAAAACGGCCACGTGCGGCCTACCATCGATCTTCTGCAGACGGTTTGCGAGGCGGTACACTGTGATCTCGGCAGCATTTTTCAGGATGCCTCGCCGGTGTCGGCGGGGTATCAGCGGGAGCGGGTGGTGGAGCTGTTCAACGCCTGCGCCCCGGCGGTAAAGCCCGTTGCGCTGGACCTTTTGGAGCAGCTGGCCAAGCTGTAAATGCAATAGCGGAGGGACTTCGTCCCTCCGCTCAGCTTGTCGAAAAAGCCCGTTCGGACTTTTCCGACAAGCTGCCTGCAAA